AGTATGGATTGTCTTGACTTCCGAAACAGCAGATCTGATTGTTGCAATTCCGAGGAAACTGAATAGTGCAGTATCTTCTGTTGGATTATATGTAAAGGATTCTGCGACACCCGATAGAGTGCTGATAAATCCTTCGCCTGTGTGTACAATAGATCTGGTGGTATGTGCAATACCACTGACAGGAATCGTACCTTCGACGATCCAGTTGGGGATGAATCTTACATCTGTATCGACATCGATAGAGATCTCGATTTGCTTGGTTTCTGCCTTGACAATCTTGATGTCACTGAAACCACCACCGAAGGAGAATAGAAGTTCTCTTTCCAGAGGATTGAAGGTGGCTGCTTCTGCAGCACCTGATAGTGTAGAGATTCTACCAGTACCAATGTATACATTAGTTGATGAGTTAGTAGATTCGTCATCGATTCTAATCTGAACTTCTGGTTGCTCTGCGAAGGTGAGAAGTTCTGGAGCAGAAGATCCACTGAATGTGAATAGAGATCCGAAGAATGTTTCTCTGAATGTCGCTCTTTGATCCGCAAATCCAGAAACAAACATATCTGCCTGGAAGGCAGGCAGTTTTCTGGAAATAGATTCGCCACCAAATCCAACTGTAAATAGAGATCCATCTCCCTCGAAGGTATTGGTTCTTTTTTCTGTAGCTTCTCCAGATACAAAAATTTCGACCTGGAATACTTCGCTGAAGGTTCTGATAGGTACAGCAATTTCTCCAGAAGTCTGGATTCTTGTTGTAATATCTGGTGGATTGAATGTGGCTCTCTTTGCAGCAAATCCAGATAGAGCAAGATCTGCCTGGAACGCTGGGATTCTTCTGGTAAGAGATTCTCCACCAACACCCTTGGAGAAGATTGTGCCGAATCCACTGTGAACATTGATGTGCGCGTATTCGCCTTCTCCAGATATAGTGAAGGTTCCAAATCCAGACTCTGCATAAACAAGAGTTGGTGGTAGAGATACTTCTCCAAAAATTCTTGCTGCAGAATCTGCATCGAAATTGCCGAAGGAGAATGCTTGTGTAGCAAATCCACTGATAGAGAACAGAGGTCCTGGTACTCTCGTATTGAAAGTGACGGATTCTGCTGTACCAAATAGTGTGGAAATGCGACCACTGCCATTCCAGTTTGGTACATAAGATTCTTTGCCAGCACCAGAAATTCTTGCTTGTACTTCTGGTTGCTCTACAAATGTGCGAAGTGAAGTCTTTGCGAGTTGACCAGAAATACTGATATTTCCTTCTGCACTGTAAGTTGCGAAGGAGAAAGACTGTGTTGCCAGTCCACTGACAGAGAATAGAAGTTCTCTTTCCGTTGGATTGACAGTAAAGGATTCTGCTGCACCAGATAGAGTAGAAATTCTTCCACTTCCTTGATATCCTCTTGTCCTGGATTGTGAAGAAGCACCAGTAATATCGAAGAGAGTATTGAATACTTCGTCAACTGTTGTAGATTCTGACGCACCTGAAAGACCGAATAGAGTTCCGGATCCAACAAAACCTTTTGATGTTCTATCCGATACAACGCCAGTAAAGTCAAAGAGTGAGAATAGATCGTCTGGAGATGCAGTGAAGGATTCTGCAACACCCGACAGCGTAGAGATTCTTCCAGTTCCCTGGTATCCTCTTGCAGAAATGATAACGGCTTCACCACTAACAGTGAGGAGAGTAGCAAATACTTCATCAACAGTTGTAGATTCTGCCGCACCTGAAAGACCGAATAGAGTTCCAGATCCCTCGTGTGCTTTGGTTGCTCGTAATACACTTTGACCAGTAATATCAAAGAGAATCTGTCTCTCAACTGGATTGCCAGTAAAGGATTCTGCAGCACCGGACAGTGTGGAAATGAATCCAGTTCCTTGGTATCCTCTCGTCCTGATTTCTGCAGAAGCACCAATGATAAAGATTGTTGCATCCTGTGTTGTTGCGCCAGTAAACGAAACACCCGCATTTGCAGACAGGATAATTTTTCCAAATGCTTGTTCTGCAGCAGTAAACTTCTGTGCAATTGCACCATGAATCTCGAAGAGAACATTGAACCCTTCTGCAAATCCAACTCTCTCGGATTCTGCAGAACCAAGTACACGAATTTCTCCAGATCCATTGAAGTTTGGAGTAACATTGTTTGCTGATTCTCCAGAAATTCTGATAGTGCCAGCAGCAGAAATATCCTCTGCTAAAGTTATTACCCTTGCAAATCTGGCTACAACAGCACCATTGAATTTCTCGAAGAGACCAAATGGATACCTTGTATAATTGTCAAGGATATAATGCCAATCTTGCCTATCATCTGGAGTGGAGAACCATCCTCTCTCTCCAGTATACGCAAGATCTAATGTACCAAAATCCGTTTCTGGATATAGAGCAATTGGTTCTGCTGGAGTAGACGCAGATAGAGTAACCAATCCAAGATCGACTGGGATAAAGAAATCGATCGAAGAATTGTTGTATGAATAAACAACAGCTTCTTCTTGTGAGGAGAATGTAAATAGATCTCCAGATCCATAATGAGCAAAGGAAACTCTTTCTACATGCTCTACATCAACATAGAATACTCCATAACCATTAAATCTTGGATTTATTCTAGCCGAAGCAGATCCAAAGATATTGATGTCTGTTCTAATATCTGGTGGATTAGCAATAAACTTCTCAACAGAAGTTCCACGGAAGTCAAGTAGAACTCTGTCAGAACCGAATGCTTGTGTTGTTACTTCAGCACCGCCAGAGAAGGCACTGACAACACCAGATCCAACATAATCAAATGTTGCCTTCTCTACTACATTGGTGCTGAAGATTTCTGTATGTACAAATCCTTGATATCCTCTGACTCTGGATTCGGAAGCAAATCCAGAAATAACAATATCTGTAGTGATATCTGGTGGGTTAGCACCAACGGATTCTGATGCTCCAGAAAGACCGAATATAGTTCCAAATCCTTGATAGGATTTGCTTGTTTTATCGACGACAGAACCAGTAAAGTCGAAGAGCGAGAATAGATCGTCTGGCGATGCAGTGAAGGATTCTGCTGAACCAGAAAGAGTGCTGATAACACCAGTTCCTTCGTATCCTCTGGTTCTAACTTCTGCAGATGCGCCACTAATATTGAATAAAGTAGCGAATACTTCATCAACAGTTGTAGATTCTGCAGCACCTGAAAGACCGAATAGAGTTCCAGATCCTTGATGTGCTTTAGTTCTTCTGAACTCTCCATCTCCAGTAATATCGAAGAGAGTCTTGCGTTGATCTCCAACTCCATTGATAATATACTGAACTGATTGTAATGCCCATGCATCAAGAGTGCTGCCACTATGATATTTCTGGTGAACAACGACCCGAGAATTAGGTACTCTATCTGCAACAGGTACAGAAATAGTGACAGAATTTAAAGTTTCAAACGATGTATTGCAAGCACTGACCAATAGTGTCTCGCCACCGCTATTGATTTCATAGTATAAATCATCGCCTGAATCTCCGAAACATTCTGGCGCATTTCCGCCATTACTATTATTGCCCTTAACAATATTGAGAGTTAGTTCTTTTACCTGACGGAGATCAAGAGTAAATGCAACAGTTCTGTCGCCGGAAGCGCCTTCGTATGAAGCTCCAGTACCAGAGACACCAAATCTGAAGTGTGGACCAATATCGAATGCTGTATTTCCACTTGTTGTATACTCGACTGCTGGGGTAACAGTAGTGAGAGTCTGGTTGTTGAGATCTTCAGCAGTGAGAGTGAGGTAAGCAGTATAATCAGGTGTGAGTGGGAACGTCTTCGCGACGGACTCGGATAGAATGCCGTTGGAGAAGATAGAACCGGTTCCTTGATATCCTCTTGTTCTGACTTCCGAAGAAGCACCAGTAATCTCGAAGAGAGTGTTGAATACTTCATCAGAAGTCTTGGATTCCGCTGCACCACCAATGGCGAAGATAGAACCAGATACAATTTCAGGTGATGGAGTAAAGGATTCTGCTTTCTCTCCAGAAATTTGCAGAGATTGTAATCCAATGTAAGACTTGGATCTGTTCTCTTTTACTTCGCCATAGGCAACAAAATGTACATCTCCCGCATGGAATGGTGGGAATCGTAGTTCGACTGCGCCAGTGACTACAAATAATGGACCAGAAGCAATGTATTCAAAAGACTTGGAAGCATGTGCTTCACCCTTGAGTGGGAAGATGCCGAATGGGTAGTTGGTATAATTATCAAGAACATAGTGATAATCGACACGGATGTCTGGAGTAGACATCCATCCAGTTTCGCCAGTATATCGAAGATCTAAATTGCCATAGTCATCGAAGATTGCCGCTGCATCAGCAACAGATCCGTAATCAGGATGGGTAATAAAGTCAATCGACGAGGTGTTGTAAGAGTATACTCTTCTTTCTTCTGCTCCGATGAAGTCGAATAGAACACCTGTACCGAGATGAGCAAGAGCAACTTTCTCTGTGACGAGTCCACCATCAATATCGAGATGTACTCTTCCATTGTATCTTGGAATAAATCTGGCGAGACCAGCACCCTGAACCTTGACATCGAGACCTTCGATAGCAGGTGTTGCTGATCTGCTTTGTCCAGCAACACCCGTGAAGTCCAGTAACTTGTGTTCTTGATCTGGACTTGCAGTAATTGTTTCTGCTGCACCAGATAGCGTGGAGATAAGTCCAGAACCAAACTCTTGTAGCAAGAAGTTTGTCTTGGATGCACCACTGATTGTAAATGATCCTTCGCCGTAATGGTTTTGAGGACCCCTGCTGTCAGCATCACCAATATTGAATAGTGTACCAGTACCAGTGATGTGTGTAAGTTTCGCGCCAATCGTTTCGCTGCGAAGATTGAATAGACCGAATGGAGACTTGGTATAGTTGACGAGGATCTCGCCACGATCAAAGATCTCGTATACATCATCACCAGGATCTCTGAATAGAGAACCAAAGTCTTCGTTAGGTTGTGTTGTAGATGCGGCAACCTGACCGTAATCTTCATACGTGAAGAAGTCGGTTCCAGGATATGAATAAGTGAGTCTTCTGCTCTCGTTACCAAATCCGAATAGAATTCCAGAACCACTATACCCAAACGTGCGTAGAGGTTGAGTGCTGCCAATGTTGAATAGCGTACCACTACCAATGTGGCGTAGTGATGATAAGACAAGTGCGTCACCACTAACTCCAAATAGTGTCTTGCGTGTATCTCCAACACCAACTAAACTATCATATGTTAGTGATATAAATCCGTAATGATCAAATTCATATGTAGCAGACCAGTTGTTCTGGAAAATTTCGATATTAACATTGGGTACTCTGTAACTTTGTGGGACCGATATTGTTACGTCGTTAGGACTCGTATAGTAAGTTTCGAAATTATCTAAAAGATTTCTGTACAGCGAAAGATTGCCATTTTCAGTGACCGCTGTTAAGCTTACCTCAAGATCTTCACCAGCGTCTGGACTCTCCCCACCATTCAGTCTATTGCCCATGACAAGACGGAAAGTGAGTCTATCAGTACCTGATAGATCTATATTTTGATATGAAACTCTTCTTCTATTACCCCAACCAGTGTCCTCGGTAGGATCTGATATCGTGCCGAATCTTACGTGAGGACCGACATCAAATCCACCATAACTCCCAATACCAGTACCACTAGTTGGATTAAATTCTGTGCCACTGTACGTAGCGTTATAATTGTAATGAAGATCTGTCGCAGTTAAAGTGACAGGTCCTCTTGTATAATCAGGCTGCTCGGGATATACCGTAGCTTTTGCTTCGCCTGTAAAGGATCCACTGAATAGAGATCCAGATCCATTGTATTGAGTGCTGTAAGACGCTGCAGCGTCCCCATATACGCTTGGACCACCAGAAGTGTCGTAACGATACAAGAACGCTGTGTTCGCCTCTCCACGGAGGGAGATGGTGCCTTCAACAATCCATGGGGCTTGTAGTCTTGTAAATGCTTCGCCCAACTCAAAGAGTTGACCGCTACCAACGAATACTTTCTTAACAACGAACGTCGTGCTGCTCGCTAGTCTAACGACGCCGAATGGGAATCTTGTCTGTTGATCATAATACATGTCACCCCAGTCTTCCTGACCGGTAGTAGGTTCGGTGACACTTCCATGATCGATTGTTGCCGTGGGCGCTCCAAGCGTTCCCAGGTCAACATAGATAAATGGCAGAATTGTAGATGGTGTATAGCTGTAGGAAATATTCCCGAAGTCAAATCCAACTACGGAAGATATAAACCCAGAACCAGCATATGAAAATACCATCTATATCAGCATACAGCGAAATAAAAGGGGGATCGCAAGCAACCCCCCTGATACCATAATATAGATTTCAATATAATTAAATCAGTCGAGGCTGACGTTGAGGGTGACTTTAATTTGGTCGCCGTCGTTTTGGATGCTGTATGGTCCGTTGGTGAATCTTTCTGCGAAGAAGATCGAAGAATAGAGAGTTAGGTCACCAGCGCCATCAAGTGCAGGTTCGGTAGTGAAGGTATTTGCGTCCTCTACAGAGTGAATGGTGTATGTTCCTGCAGTAGTTGCTGCGTTTCCAGTACCCTGATCGATGTAAATTACATCACCAACAACTAAAGCATGAGCAGTAGCAGTGACTTCGGAGAAATCAAAGTCAATTACGTCGTTGTTGTTTGTAGGCTGAACGTTGTCAATCAGAGCGTTGTTGAGATAAACAAGAACGGTTCCATCTGCATCACCAGTCTCTCTGTCAATACCAATGATTACAGTGTTTGCATCGACGCCATTAGGACCACTGTTACCAGAGTTTGAACTAACAACCATACCCTTTGCGAGATCAGCAGCAACTTCAGAAAGGAAGTTAACATCGCTGCTGACAGCACCTGCAAGAGCGGTGTCGATATAAACGGTAGTACCAGCAATACCAACTACACGGGTACCTGGAGCAACACTACTACCAGTTACGCGCTGTCCAATGGCAACACCAGCAGTTGAAGTAACTGCAAGTTCAAACGTGCCAGATGTGCCAGTAGCAGCAGTTGTGTTGGTGATAGCAGGTAGGACAAAGTATGAATCTCCTAACTGACCACGAACACCAGCCTTGGCGATAGTTGCAGAAGCTGCAGCTGAAGCGGCATCAGCAACACCATGAATGGTAGAAGGAATATTATTTCCACGAGCCAAGTAGTAACCATAGATGTCACCAGCAGCAGCACCGAAAGTGAAAGTTTGCTCTGGATAAGAAGCAGTTGTTCTTCCTGCACCAAAAGCAAGTGGTTGAGCAGTGAAAGTACCAGTGTTCTTGACACTCAAGTTGAGAGTCGTACCATCAATGTCAACAACATATGCTCCAGTACCAACGTCGCCGCCAGTTACGTAGTCGCCTTTTTTAATACCTGCATTAGAAGCAACGGTAATAAGGTAAGTACCTGTAGTACCATCACCATTAACAGTAGTAACTGCAGTACTTTCTGTAGTAATATCCCAACGATTTCCGTTTAGGAGAATACCTCTTTGCTGTGAATAATCTTGATCAGTTCTGTTATTGATAACAGCAGGATATTCGGTAGTTACTGCTTGACCATATCCGATAACATTACCGTCGATATATGGTTCAAAATATCTGGTCTGTGAAGGCGTATCGCTTTCCGCAGGATACGTATCAGTAGTATATAACTTAAGGATTAAGTTTCTGGGGATCGACTGATTAGCATTCAGAAGATTACGCAGAGACTCAATTTCACCATTATTGGTTACTAGCAATGCCATGGAGACTTTCCTCTACTATTTTCGTACAAGTTTATTTTTATTTATAATGAGTATGATTTATAATTTGAGTTTCATTGAAACTACAAACCTTGTGATGTTGATCGAGTAGATGACCTCAAACTGGAAAATATCTCCAGCTGTCACTGTAGTGTTCCACGTCGAAAGATCCTCGTCCTTATTCTTTCTTTGAACACTATTATTTAGCACACCAAGAGTGGGTCTTTCTGTTCCACATATAGACGTGAAATTGGGGAAATCCTCAAAACTACATTTTTGGATATCAACTTCTACGTTACCTTCAGTATCAGAGATAATAGTCCAAGACTCAATCTCTCCCGTGACATCAATGGTCATATTACCTTTCACGCCATTTGACATTGGGAATGACCCGCTATCAATAACATAATTAAGGGTTCTGGTCAGATCAGCAGTTGTAGCATATGCAATACCAAAGAATGTTGCTCCACCTGTAGGAGGTGTGTTGAATACAATCTGGTCATTTGATACTACATAATCAACTCTGGGTTCGAGGATAACATTATTAATAGAAATAGCAATTTGCTCTTCGTTTATAGGAGCATATGACTCACCATCTATAGTAATATTAAAGGTATCAGTAGTGCCGTCAAATTGAGATGCAATACTATCTATAAGTAGATTTGAGTATTGTATCGATTTTGATGGAATCTGATAGTTTACGTCAAGTTTATGCTGTGCTGGCAATTGCTTGCCAACATGATATGCATTATTACCAACCCTGACGTTATACTGTGCCATCAGGAAACTCCAGGACTTACTTCTGCATTGCCCATAATTACTCTGGTTTTATATCCATTAGGATCTTCGAGAACTATATCATAGACATAACGTCGTCGATCTAAAGCCAGAGTCTCTACATCTGTCAGCGATAAAGCAATTTCACCTGTAGTTCTATTGACAAATGTC